GGTAGTACCCATACCAGCGAGAGGATCGGACATGCCGGTCTCTGCGTTGGATGCGCTGTCACGACCAGAGAATGCGGAATCTGGCTCGTTGTAGAATGCCTCAGTACCAGATTGAGTCTGATAGCGTGAGCGCATTGCGAAGATGAGTCCAGTAGGACCGGACATTGGCTGAACACCTGCGAGGTCATAAGCGACCAGGTTAGGCATCGAGCGACGGATCAAGGAGATCAGTACAGGGTCGAAACCAGCAACAGGACCGGATGCAGTAGCAGCACCGGAGAAGCCTTGTGGGTTACCACCAGAGTTGGTGGGTTGCTCAGTCAGGAATGAACCTGACTCAGCGAAAGCATTTTGCTCTCTTAAAAACTTTTCTTGGTTTTCAAGCAGGGTAGCGGTAACAGCTCTCTTATGGGAATCTTTGATTTCATCAAGACCCTCATAGTTGAGGAGAGGTGCCCACTTTTCCTGCAACTGTTCGGATTGGAACATTTGCGTGTACCTAATTAATGTTTACGTTTGATTTAATGTTAAATTCAGTTACTTGCTAAATGTTGAAAGAGTTTTCAGGTATGCAGCCATGGAACCTTGCACAGATTCTGGTGAACTGTCAACACCCTCGGAGATGTTCTCTTTCTTAGCTGATGGAGATACTCCTTTTGAAGGGAAATATGATTCCTTCAATGTCTCCAGTTTTTCACGATAAGATTCTTCACTTTCAAACTCTACACTTTCGGCAAGTGAAGCGAGCTTCTCTTTCTGAGTCTGTGCAAGACCTTCAGAGACTTGATCTACGATTCCTTCAGCAACCGACTCTGCGAGACGCTTGTTAAGGGAAACATTCTTCTCAATTTGCTCGTTGAGTTTTGTTTCCATGTCATCTAGTTTTTCTACCATGCTCTCAAGCACATCATATTTTTCTTCAGGGATAGTTACATAATGTTCTTCAAAAAGACTCTTCATTCCAGTGAGGAATGATTCGGTCATCTCAGTCTTGAGACCTGCTTCAACTGCAAGTTGGTTCTCAGTGAACCACTCTTCAGCAACGTACTCAAGATAAGAATCGACACGCTCGTTGAGTTCCTTCTTGATGTCCTCAACTTCCTCAGCGAGAACTTCGGAATAGCGTGCTTCCAGGGCTTCTTTGACTTCAGCAACCTTTGCAGTAATTGCTGTTTCAAAGATGGTGCGTGCTTTCTCCTGGAACTCTTCAGAGAGTTCTTCACCTTGGAGAAGAGCAGTGACATCTTCTTCGATGTCATACTCAGCGACGACTTCTTCTTCGACCGTTTCTTCTTCGGTAGTCTCTTCTTCAGAAACTACTTCTTCTTCCGTGGTCTCTTCTTCGGCAACCACCTCATCGGTGACTTCCTGATCTTCTTCGACAACGGCTTCGGTATCGAGTTCTTCCTCTTCCTTCATGCCTTCAGCGGGCTTAGCACCCTTGTTGACAACATCCTTAACTTGCTTAAGGGATGCGCCAGGGGTTTTAAGTTTTGCCGAATCATCATCGGGCTTATAGTTATCTGGTGTAGGTCCACCAAGATCTTCGTATGAACCTGCGACTGAGGTATCCATTGCGTCCGCTGCGCCTCCTTTGGCATTTACAGCGGTTTTGGATTGCTTTGTGCCTACTTCCATTTCTTGTAAATCTCCACGAGACATTTGAACTCTCCGAACCTTGTACGAATTTAATCTATATTTATTTATAAATTAATAAATTACAATGAATTTAGGAACTCATTGAATAAATTTAACTTATGTTCCTCTAAACGTCTTTGGTCAACCAAAGTGTTTATCGACTTTTTAGTATTTTCAGCGAGTTTTTCACGGAGGATTCCACCGTCCCAAACCCACTCTTTACCTTCCATAATTCCCTGAACAAAAGCATCAGGTGCAGATGGATCTGCAACAATATCAGCAGCTGTTGCTAACATGAAGTCTTCACCGACTTCCATGACTCCCTCTTTGTTTTGGGAGATTGAACCAATACCACGAGAGGAAACACCGAGAGTAACACCTTCTTTCAAAAGTGACTCTGCGATTTTACCCATCGGGGTAGAAAGAATTTGCGCTTTTCCAATAAAGTTGTTACCCTCTTGAGTAAGAGAAACAATTTTATGCGAAACTCTGTCGAGATTAACGGTAGGACCATCGGGGTGACCCAGTTCCCCAAGAGCACGACCTTTAGAAATGTAGTTTTCGGCGTATCTTGCAACCTCTTTTTGCATCGTTGGAAGACGATACATTCTTTGGTTACGATTTACCTTTTCAGTTTGCAGAAAAGGACCCTCAATATAGAGTTTCTTTTCAGCACCCTTACCTTCGGTGATAACCTTTACTGATTCAATTTCTTCCCTGATGAGTTTCATTTGTTTATGCTCGTTGAACTTGTTGGAAATAAAGTGCTCCACCGCCACCAGCATCAGCCTTACCTTGAAGAACCGAAATTCTTTGAGATGAGAAAATTGCTGCTCCAGAGTTTGCAGTAAATGCAGTGCTAATACCAGAAGTATCAGCCTCAACTGTTATTGAGGTTTGGAAGTTACCATCAAAACCAGCAGTTGTATTTACAGCAGTGACTTGAGTGTTAGAAATTACAGTGTCGTAATTGGAGTCATTAGCACCAGTCATCGTAACTCTATCACCAATACCAAAAGGCATTTGAGTTCCTTCGGGTGCAGTGATTACTGTGGTTGATCCTTTGGTAACACCAACAACTACTTGCGATGCTTTAGTTAGTGCAATAGTTTCGGGTTCACCTGCAGCAACATAGAAATTTGTAGCAGTTGCAACTGGATCTGTTCCAATTGCAATGTGACAACCCTTTCCTTTTGCGACAACACGCAGCGCATTAGACTGCACCCTAAAAGCAGAGGACGTTGTTGCGGTTCCAGCGATAATAACAGAAGCTCCTGCTCCTACTGGTCTTATAGTCATTGATATACTCGGGTCATTTATTTTTATTTATAATTACTCTTCAGCATCAGTTTCAGTCTCTACCTCAGTTTCTTGCTCGGTATCGAACATAGAAAGTGCTACATTTGGCCGAGTATTGTCAACCTTTTCAGCAGCCTTGGTGTAGAGAACTTCTTTGATTTTATCACTAATGTCAGAGGGGGATTCATCAGCAACAATCATATCCATTAAATCATCCATGAAAATATGTTATAAGAGTAACATCAGATAGTATTTATAAACTATTAATTTCCTTGATCATGATTGTACTGTAAAATCATTGCATAAGTCTTATATTTTAATGATTTTAAATACTCCTGCTCTTCATGTGGTCTTCTTGGAGCTCCAGGCCAAGTTTCAATTGCATAGCAAATATGATCATAAAACATGCGAAGTTCATCAATTCCCATGTTTAACTGGACATACCAATCCATTTCCTCTAGAGGATCATAATCATCAAACTCGTCGTACATCAGAGTTTTCCACCAACAAATGCATCACCAATAACTCTAGTATATTGGTCAAGTGTTCCCTCTTGTTCACACTGAAGATGCCAACGTGTCATGGTGATAACAGCTTCTTTGGTTAGACCAAACAAAAAGTCATTTCCAGTGTCTTTGCGAACGCTCTTCCACATAAAACGAGTTTCTTCTACATAAAAAGCATCATCGATCCAGTCGATCTCTGCGATCTCTGGATGTACATTAGTAGTTTCAGTCAAATCAGATCTCTCCTCCTTTCGGTAATTCTGGTGCTTCGGTTGATTGTGCTTGTGCTTCTAAGTCGGGCTCCATGACGGGTTGACCAAGATCCATTGGTTCTCCAGTTGCAGGATCGACTGGTTGAGCCATAGGATCTGGAATAATTCCGTCTTTAATTTCTTTCTTGATGAGTCTATCCTGTTCAAGAATTTCTTCATCTGTTTGACGCAGGATCTTACGACGAACATAATCTTGTGAGAAATACTTTCCAATATAAGGTTCTGCTGCTTGAAGACTACCAAGTCTTTCATTTAACAGTTCAGATTCCTTAAGTTCAGAGAAGTGGTTGTCATAGAGGAAATCATACTGAATATGCTCACTCATAACCTCCCAATCTTCAGGAGTAATTACATTCTTTAGGATCAATTGAGTCTTCAGCATGTCATTAAACATGTTGGAGAATCTCTTTCTCAGACGACCAACAAACTTAGTAAACTTGAGTTCATCTCTCAGGATCTCAGAAGATCTCCCCAGGTTAAACCCACCTTCGCCATCCATTCGTGATGGAGGGACGTTAAGTGAACGGTAGAGTTTCTTTTTAAAATACTCAATATCAGTGATTTCACCCAAGTTTTGTCCGCCAGGGAGAGTGGAGATTTCGGTTCCTCTTCCGCCCTCACGCCTGGGAAGCCAGAAGTCTTCGAGCATTGCCATGTATTTTTTGTCATCACGAATCTCTCCAGTGTTTGCATCATATACGAGTTTGTTGCGATAACGCATCATAACGTCACGCAGATATTGCTCTGCCTTGACCTTTGGAAGATTACCAACGTCAATGTAGAAAATACGACGCTCAGGTGCTCTTGATAATCTATAGATTACCAGAGAATCTTCAATCATTCTAAGTTGATTGATTGATTTGATGGCCTTATGGAGATATGAAAGGACAGTTCCTTTGTTACGATCTACAAGGCCAGATGTGCAATATGTGATCGCATCCTTTGCAATCTTAATACCCTGACTTCCATCAGTTGCATTCATATTCCCAGTGGGATATGACATTTTAGGATTGTAGATATAATACTCTTCAATCTCAGGGAAGTTGTATGACATCGGATCTTCATCTAATTTGAAGATCGAAGGTCTTTGTTGATTAGCGTCTTTTTTCTTTTGCTTTCTGATATGACGCATCTTCATTGCGTCAATGTATCTTAATTCCTGAATTCCTTCTTCTGGTTTCTTAAAATCAATTACTTTATGATAGTAAATACGTCCATCAACATACCAATTTCTATAGATTTCGTGTGCTTTTTTATCAAAATCAAGGAGATCTAAGATATATTTGAATTCTTTACGGATGTTATTTTTGATGCCATCACTTGCATTTAAATTATCAAGATCAATTTCAATAGGACTATCATTAGAATCAGAAACGATAGCCTCATTTACAATATCTTCAATGGCACTATCCGTTTCAGGATGAAGTGCCATTTCTCTATATCTTTTAATTAAGTCAAACTCAGTTTTATAAACACCTTCAATATCAACATGAGTACCAAAAAAACCACTACTCATGTAATGGGATACCCCGTCCTCATTATTAGGAGCGACGGGGGAAACCGCATTTGGAGATAGTGGTTCTGTGTCCTCAATAGAGAACCCAAATAACTTAGACATGATTAACGGTTAACTTTTATCTATTTATTAACCGTTTGGACCGCCAGCCTTAGAAAGAGTGAATGACTGAACTTGGAAAGTTACAGTAAATTCTTCAATGGTGTCGCTGCTATCGTATGAAAGATCGATCTGTGAAACTTCCGTTGGGAAGATATCGATGAATTCGTACTCTGCAAGGACCACATTTCTGTCACCTGCATTGTCTCTGCTGCTTGCAACAGATCCTCTACCAAGTTGGAATACAGACGCATTGGTCATGTATGATTCTGGGAGAGTAGCGCCAAGGTTGTTGTCCAGTTTAGCAATAATATCTACCCATTCTTCAAAGGCATTTCTGAGGGCAAATCCTTCATCATTGATGATGGTAATTGTCCAGGTATCGATGGTTCTGTCACCAGCGACTTTGAAAATACGACCTCTGAAGGGAACATCGATGTTTGCGATGTTTGATGCAGGCAGGTTTGCTGCCTTACACATAAATCTGAAGTTGTCTGCATCCCAAGCGATACCGCCTGGGAGAGTTGTCATCTCTACCTCAAATAGATTGGGGCGTGCGCCGCCCCCAATGAGTGCAGATTTAAATTGAGAAATAGTCTTGTTTTCTCTAGATGTTGCCATTTTTTAATCCTCCTGTTGTTATTTAGATTAATCTAGATCAAACTCTACCTGCGACTTCTTCAAAGCTCACGCCAGTGCGTGTAGCAACGAAGGTCAAGGTTACGAAGTTGATGGACTTAGCAGGCTTCAGGAAGATGTCTGCTCTAAACTCATTATTATCAATAACATCTGGAGTGTTGTTGGTTGTATCGCAAATAACAGAGAATCCGTAGATACCTCTCTTTGCTTCAACATCTCTCAAGAATGGTTCAACAATGTTTCTGAAGTTTGCTCTTGTCAACTCATCATTGAGTTCAAAGAGTTGTGCTTCAGCAGCACCCTCAAGTGCTTGCTCAATGGTAAGGAACAAGCGACGGACGTTGATTCTATCGAATGCAGAAGCAAATCCGAGACCAGTCTTATCACCAAAGAGTAATGTTCCAACACCTGGTTTTGTGATGATGGAGTTGATTCTTGAAGGATAGAGTCTATCTCTCTGTGCCTTACTTGGGTTGTATGCAAGTTTGACAACGTTGTTTAAGATTCCTCTTTGTTGTCCTGCGGGGGAGAACCAAGGATAAGAATTAATTGCAGTTCTTACCATCAGACCAGCAACATCACCGTTAGTTGGAACAAAACGGAATTCGTTGTTAAATCTGTCATACTTGTATGCGTATCCAGAATCGAATGTTGCATACGAGGAGGAACTGAGTGAGGAGTAGTACTGAAGTAAGTTATCAGTCTGTGTCTCAGTATTTGTGATGTTAACAAGGTCGGCTCTGTGAGGTCCGATACATGCCATACAATCTTTTCTAAGATCTGCAAGAGAAATCAGATGATTTGCTTTTGCTTGCGAAAGATCTCTAGATCCTAAACCAGGACCCATGATGAGGAAGTCAACTGCTTCATCATCTCTGTTAGAGAACAGATCGTAAGATGTCTTCAGATTTCCAAGAGTTGCAGCCATGGGACCGTTTGATCCTCTTGCAGGAACTCCAGCACCATAATCTTCACCTCCACCCAAAGTATAAGTAACATTGCCGAGAGCAGCAAATACGTTATTCTGTGCAGGTTGACTCCAGAGACCCTCTGCAGTGGTGTATGGTGTGTATGATGTTGAGAATCCAGTTGCTCTAGGAGTGACTGTTTCACCATCAATCGTAGTGTGGAACGTGTCTGCTGCAGCAGATGGGTTGTATCCAGCAAAGAGATTTGTGGAGAAATCTGCAATGTAGTTCTTGTAGTAATCCTTTTGAGGAGAATTTACTGCAGAGATTGAATCTTCTGCCTTAGACAGAGAAACGTGCTTCTCAATGATATTGCCTTGAATACCAGTTACAACGCCGTAGTCGTCAACAACAACGACGTGAAGTGCATCACCCTCACCACCTCTAGCCTTGGTGTATTGGTTAGTTACAGGTTTTGGTGCGATTGTGCTCCAGTAAATCGTGGAGTTCTCCAGATTCAGAGTCTGCTCATTATACCAGTCTTTGACACTCGCTGGAGTGTAAGTAGCAACTGTTGCAGCAAGTCCGGTATTAATACCAGAGTTGTTGACAAACATCAGAGAATCTGCAGTATCGAATGATGCTTCAGGTGCCTTCTCTTTGTAGTCAATTCTGGTTTCTGTTCCAGAGTCCGTTGATGCGCCAGAAACTCTAGCAACAATCTTAACGTCAATTGTGCTGTTTGAGTTAGTTGAATCAGTCTTAACTCCAGTAATGATGCCCTTCAGGAAACCAGTGAAAGGAGTTGTGGTTCCAGCACCAGGAAGAACGACCGCAGAAAGTTGTGCAGTAACACCGTATCCGATGATAGCACCTGCATTTCTCAGGTTGTCCGTGGTAATACCGATTCTTTGATCAGCAAGGTCATCGATCTGACATACCTTAAGATCATTTGCCCAAGAACCTGGGTTCTTAGCAGCCCAATAGAAGTCTGTGGCAGATCTATAGTTCTGATCGTAGTCGTCGTAGTTTTTAATTTTTAATACTGACGTGCTAGCCACACCAACACCAGCATTGGCATTGTTGAGGTCATCATCATCCGTCCTAACAACTTTGAGGACTCCGCCATATGAGAGGAAAGACGCTCCACTCATCCAATACTCGTATTGTGCGTCTGTCGAAAGTGGTTTGCCAAATGCACTAATGAAGTCTGTTTCATTAGTGACTTCAATTGGATCGTCAACAGGACCAATTCTAAAAGGACCAGCGATAGCTCCAATGTTATCTAATACATTATCAGCTCTTCCTACTGTTAAGTCAACCTCCCTAATCCTTACTCCGGGAGATAATTGAGGAGTCGCCATGTTTTTCTCCGTGATTCTCAGTTTATCTACAAATTATTTAGAATTTATGGCACTTTCAGAGGGGAAACATGACGTGAACTACCAATCAGGATATTCCCACAGCAAGGATTCGTTTTTTCTTGAGTTGAGAATTCTTTTCTTTGTGCATTCTTTACACTCATAAGAATAAGATGATGCCACTGGTCCTCTATCTTTTCTTGTTCTATAAAAATCGTCTACTAAATTTTTTGTCTCTCCACAAACTCGACATTTTCTATCAGCAAGCAGTAAATGTCCTAGTTTAATCTGCTTGTCAAATTCCATTATTTTTCTGCTGCGTATAATGCAAATGTGGATGTTGTAATAACTGTCATCATATTTGCAATATGCTGTTTCACGTCAGAGTCACATGTTTTGCCAGGTAGAAAACAACCCATGATGGTTGCTCCCACTATTACTAACTGAAAACAGATAACAATCCTTATCAGATTTATAACTTTAATTTTAGCATCCATCACATATACTCCCACATATATGCTCTATCACCATATTCATCAGCCTTAAACCACCTATCACCCTCATTGTCAGTAAAACTGTCATCATCTAATCCATCTGACATAAAACCAAACGGTGCCATATCTTGTTCGATTTGATTTTTCTGTTCTTCATACAATCTCTTACGAACATCCTGATCAGTTAGTTCTTTGAAGTAGTCTTGTGCAACCAACCATGCATAGATGACTAGACACATTGCTAAGTCATCATTACATCCCTCTTCAGCTTCAAATGAGTTGTGCTTAGAGATAAATGTAGTTAACTCACTGATGATTTCATAATCATTGAATAAAAGTTTATTCTCCTCAATCATTGTCTTAAGATTGAGAGCACCGACTTTCTTAACGGTCTTACTCATCTTTACACCAAGTTGAGTCTTCTTACCAGAGAATCCCTGTCCTACAATCTGACCTGCTCTACCACGCATCGAACACATCAACAGGTTCTGATACTCAAGGTCATACTG